CGATGAGCCTGCCACGCCGCGCAGCCACGCCTGCGGGTCCTGCGACGGATCGCCGAACGCGCGCGGATCGATGCCGACGCGCTGCATGATGCCGCCGAGCGTCTGCAAGTCGCGCGGTCCCGCGCTCGGATTCGACAGGATCGACTGCGCCATGCCGCCGACCATGGCGAGGTCCATCTTGCGCGTCTCGGCGCGAGTCTTGTCCGTCTCCGCGCCGGTCTTCTCTTGATCCAACGCCGCTTTCTTGCGTGCGTCGCTTTCCTTGAGAATCAGCCCCGCCGCGCGCGGATTCGCGTTGATCGCGGTGACGATGGAATCGGTCGTGAACCCCGAGCGCACGAGGTCGGGGAGCGACGCATCATAGGCATCCTGTGCGTCCATGGCTCGCTTATGCTGCGCAAGTTCCATGTCCTGCATCTGCCCCCGTCGCGCGAGGTCGCCCAGCGACAGCGCGGTCGCGTACTGCTTGACCGGATCGGGAACCTGCACCCCCTGCGTTTGCAGGAGCATCGCCGGGTCGAATCCGTATGCCATTGCGCCCTCTTACGGCTTCGGTTGAAGGGACGAAACGAGGTTGTTGCCGAAGATGAGGTTCAGCAGTTGCGACGCCATGCTGTTCGTCGCGTTCGCCCCGCCGATGGTGCCGCCGGCCAGCGCCCCGCCGCCGGCCAGCGTGCCGCCGGTGAGCAGCTGCGCCAGCGTCTTCGACAGGTCACTGCTGCTGTTCGCGCCGCCCAATCCCAGCGTCGCCAAGTCTTTGAGCGTGCCGTACGAGAATGCGCGGTCGTTGTTCGCCTGCCCAAGGTTCGTGGTCAGGTCGTACCGGCGCACGCCCTCGTTGAAGTCGCGGTCGGAAGTGGCGACGTTCTGATCGAAGTTGAGGCCCCAGCGGCGCGTACCTTCATCGAATTGCCGCTGATTCTCGCCGAGGCCCGCATCGAATTGCCGGCGATTCTCGCCGAACGTCGTGTCATACCGGCGCACGCCCTCCGTGTAGTCCCGAGCGTTGGTCATGCGATTGAATGCGTTGCCGTACTCCTGCGACGCGAGGTCGGATGCGTATTGCATGCCCGCCTTCGCGGCCGGGCCCGACAGCGCGTTCCCCCGCGCGGCGGCCGTGTTGTTGATCGCGTCCTGACCCTCTTTCAGCCGGAACCTGTAGCCGGCGTCGTCGAAGTAGTCCATCGGGTTGCCGGACACGGCTGCGGTTGGGAGCACACCGCCCGACGTGCCGCTGCCCGTCGTAGCCCCGGACGAGCCGCCCTCCCCCGCCTTGCTGGTGGATGCAACGCTGCCTGGAGCCGCGATGCCAATGCCGGGAGCCGCGATGCCGCTACCCGGCGCGGATTGAGTGCCGCCGCCGGCCACGCCCGACGCCGCGCTCGTGCCGCCGCCCATCGCCGCCATCAGCGACTGCGCGGTGACGGGGCCATAGGTGCCATTGGCATTCACCGTCACGCCCGGCGTCGTGATGCCGGTGCCGGTGCCGCCAGTGAAGCCGCCTTGCGCATTGACGCCGGACCACGACTGGCCGGGGTCGACCTCCATCGCCGAGAACGTGCCGCCAGGCGCGCCATCAACCCAGTTGCCGTTGTTGTCCTGATGCTTGAGCATGTTGCCGCTCGCATCCATGATCCCGGCGTCCTGGTATGCCTTCCAGAACATTTGGTCCGGCCTCGCGCCGAGCGACGACGACGTCTTGCCGTAGTTGGTCGCGTTGTACAGCGAGCCGCCCGGGCCGAACATGTTGACGAGCTTGTGCAGCAGCTGCTCGTCGCCGCCGAGGGACGCGAGCAGTTCCGGGTTGTCCGCCGGGTTCGTGCTATTGAGCAGTTCGACTTGCCGTGCCGTCAGCTGCATGTCACGCCTTTCGCGCGAGCTGGCCGAGCGAGAGCCCGCGCCCGCTGTTGAACTGCGACGCGAGGTTCGACTGCGGCCCCGCGGCCACGAACTTCGCACCGATGGGCGACGTGTCGAACGCCGCCATCTTCCCGATCGCGTCCTGCCCGGCCGTGATGTACGGCTGGTAGTTGGCCTGCGCCGGCGCGATCGTGTCCTTGGCCTGCTGGTTGGCCTTGTCCGCCGCTTCCTTCATCTGGTCGGACGCCTTGTTGGTGGCGTTCATGCTGTTGATGCCGCCGCCGAAGAGCGCCGCGAGCGAGAGCAGGCCGCCCAAGTCGAGCGCGCCACTGCCGTTCGTGAGGCCAAGCGCCCTGCCCAGCGAACTCAGAATGCTCGATCCGCCGCTGGCGAGGCCGGCGAGGAAGCTTCCGAAGCCGCCGCCCGCATCGGCGCTACCATCGGTGCCGTCACCTCCGGGGCCACCGCCCCAGTTCGCGTACGGGTTGTTGGGGTCGAACGCTTCGCTGCCGTCGCCCCCCGCGCCGCCGCCCCAGTTGGCGTAGGGATCGTCCGTGTACAGCGGATCGTCGATCCCCCAGTCGATACCGTCATCCCAAGGCATTGCGCTTCCTTTCGTTGAGGGTGCGGCCCCGCGCGTGCGCCGCCGGGGATTGCAGCGCGGTCGTCGCCGTCGACCTGCGCGGGACCGCGTAGGTCATCGCTTGCGCGCGAGTTGCCCCAAGGTCAGCCCCGTCTTGAGTACGTTCGGATCGAGGCCCAGCGCGCCAGACAGCGCCCCCGCTCCCTGCCCCAGCGCGGCATTGAGCAGCATCGACAAGGGGTCGCCACCGTTGGCAAGCCCGCGCGCGTATGACGGAGCCTTCGCTACCTGCGAGGCGAGCCAGCCGGGGATGCTCGACGCCCCGCCGAGGCCGCTGCCGGTCGCCGCGGCGGTGAGCCCCGCGGTGCCGCCGATACCCATGCCCGCGAGCGCGCCACCCGCGTACGGCGCGGCGATGCTCACCAGCAGGGGCGCCAGCTTCACCCACAGCGGGTCGTTCGGCTTCTTGACGTTCGCGCTGTTGGTGACGCTGCCGTAGTTCTCGTCGTCGACCACCGCGTGCGGGTTTTTGAGGTCGCCGAAGTTGCTCGCGCGCAGGTCGTAGCCGAGCGTGCCCATCTTCGACTTCGGTGCCTTGGTGACATCGAAGTCGAGGCGCAGGCCCATCGGCCCCAAGCCGCCCTCGCCGCCGCTCGTCTCCGTCTCCGTCAGCATCGCGTTCGGATCGAACGAGCGCAGCGCGGCGAGGATTTCCTCGCGCCCGCCGAAGTGGTCGACCAGCTCGGGCGACAGGACGTTGTTGCCCGATGTGACCGCCGACAGAAGCTTGGCGAGCGGCGCCGGCACGGCCTAGTAGTTCGTATTGCCGCGCGGACCCGGCGCGCCGATCGGTTGCGCTGCCGGGCCGGGCGTGCGCAACGGCTGGCCGAATGCCGCCGTCGCGTCGTACCACCACTGCGGCACGAAGCCGCCCGCGCGCCGCTGATTCTCGAAGTAGCGATTAAGCGCGAGGTACTGCATCGCCTGCGGATCATTCGGCATGAACCTGTCGCCGCCGCCTGCGACGTAGCGATCGAACGCGTCCTTGAGTGCCGCGTAGTCCGACGAACTGCCGGCCCAGCCGGCGGCCCACTGATCGCCCGCGTTGATGCCGGCCGCGTCGTTGTTCTGGCCGCCGAACGCCTGCTGCATCGTGTTCTTGATCGCCGCGTTCCGGTCCGCGTCGGCCTTCTGCTGGTCGAGGAACGCCTGCTGCGCGGCGTTGGGCGTGAAGCCGCTCTTCGCGTACAGGGCCGAAAGGTCGCCGGTGCCGGGCTTGGTCATGCTGCCTCCTGTGGTGGGTGTTCCGCTGGCGTAGTTCACGCCGTAGGTGCCATTGGCGTTGCTGCCGTAGCCGGCGCTCTGCTGCGCGCCGTACGTCGGCTGATTCGCGATCGGCGGCGTCGCGCCGCTCGGGTTGCCGCCCCATCCAGCGGCTTTGGGCGCGGCGGGCGCCATCGCGCCGTAGCCGTTCGCGTACATGTCGGTGCCGACACCGCCGTACGGCGACGCGCGACCCATGCGGGGGCGCGCCGTGAGGCCGCTGCGCGCGAGTTCGCCAAAGGAAAAGCCTGCCATGTGCGTGCTCCTATGCCGGTGGAGGTTCTTGCGTGAGGATGCGAATCAAACCCATGGACGCCGCCGCAGCGGTCGCGCCGTTGCCGACGTAGGCGACAGGCGCCATGAACGTCGTGCTGCTCGGGAGGTCGGTGCTGATCGTTCCGGTTGCCACGGCGGTCGAGTCCTCGCGCGTGACCGTGTAGGCCACGCTCGATGCGTTCGCCGTTGCCGTGAACACCGCGCGGTACACCGCGTTGTTCGCGATCGGGAACGACGCGCCGAGGTTGACCTTCGTCGCCACGCCCGCGCCGTTGTTGCTCATCACTTGCAACGTCGTGTCCGCTGCGTCCGCTCCGATGAGGATGCAGTTCAGTGTCGCGCTGGGATCGTTCGCGTTCAACGTCAGCGCACCAGTCGCCAGCCCGAGCGCGAGCCGCGTCGTCGCCACCGTCGTGTCGATCCCGAACCGGAACTCGGCGCGGAAGCCGCCCAGGCCGGCGCCGTTGCCCAGCCACAACCACGGCGCGCCGCCGGTGCCGTTGTAGCCGGCTTGCGTACCGGCGCCCGCCGCCGTCGTGAACCGGCCGCGCACCAGGCTCGCGTAGTAGCTGGCCGACGTCGGCGCAGGCGTCGTCGTCGCGACCGGGACCGCGAGCCCGAGGGCCGCCCCCGCGCCGTTGATGAACTCGGCGACGCGCACCATCGAGTTCTGCCAGATGTCTCCTTGCACGGTGCTTCCCGCCGGCACCGCCGCGAACCCGCGCTTGATCGCCGCAAAGAACTGCTGCAGCACCGGCGTCGCGCGCCCCTGTCCATCCACCAGCGCGGATGCGGTCGACGGGAGGTTGCCGAGTTGGATCGCCACCTAGCGCCCGAAGTCCACCGCGGCGTTCATGAACACCGTCTTCACCGGGTCCGCCACCTTGAAGTGGAACAGCCAGTCGTCCGCGATCCCGTTGCGCTTCCACGACACACGCGCGCGGTAGTTGCCCTGCTTGCCGATCGGCCGCCACCGCTCGTTGCCCCACGTGTGACCGCCGTCCTTGCTGATGCGCAGCATCACCTGCGGATCATTGCCCTGCCCCTGGTACAGCCCGACGCCGGTCTCGATGTCGAGTTGCAGCATCCAGTTGGTGAGCCGTTCCAAGTTCGCGAACGCATGGCGCGAATACAGCTCGCGCGTGATCGGCGTCGTGTCGTCGGTGTAGCGGTCGGCGTCGAGGTAGTACACGCGGCCGTCCCGATAGTCGGTGACGATCGCCGTGTTCCGGTACTGCGACGAGTATTGCCCCGCCCAGCGGCTCGGCTGGCCGGTCACCGAGTCGTTCGTCTGCCACTCGGCCCATTCGTCCTGCTGCACGTCGTACACCATCGACGTGTCGGCGAGGTTGACGATGAACCACGTGTGGCCGCTGTGCGTGACCACCGACGTCGTCACGTTCGCGCCGGCGCTGATCGCCGCGTTCATGCGGTACTCGACGTCCGGTGTGGAAACCACGCGCACCTGATAGCCGTCGAGGCGGCACACTTGCGGCTGGCCGCCGAGGTTGCGCCCGATGAAGAACACGCTGTCGTTCGCCTTGCGCACCGTGTCGAAGATGGCGAGGCCCCAGTCGATCCCAGCACCCCCGGTGCGCAGAAACACGTTGCTGTCGCCGGTCGGCGCCCAGAATTCCAGCGTGCGGTTGCCGAACAGCAGTAGTTCGCCGCCGCGCTCGAACACCTGCACCAGCGGGTCGCTGTTCGACTCCGCGGTCGCGAAGTTCAACGGGTTCCAGTCGGTGATGTCGTACACCCCCGACCAGCGGAACTTGCCCGACGACGACGGATCGTCGACCACGAAGCGGCCGGCGATGAAGCAACAGGAGCGCGCGCCGGGCGGGAAATTCGCGACGCCCGCGACCGCCATCGATCCGACGCTCATGATGTAGCCTGTCGCGCCATCGACCGCGAGCGTCGCGGTGCCATTGTTCGCGAACTGCACCGGCCCGCTGGTCGTCTGGAAGAATCCGTCCGTCGTCAGGAACCGGCCCGAGTACGTCGCCAACAGCGAGCGATCAGCCTGCGCGCCGTAGACGTACTCGTTCGTCGCCACCGTAGGCGCAGGGAACACGGCGAGCCCGCGAAACGGACCGCCCGGGAACGCGCTGCCGGCGTTCGCGTCGTTGAACCCCTTGAGCAGCCCCGGCCGCGGATAGAACGCGCGCGGCGTCTTGTCGGCGTCGCCCAAGTTCTCCGCGTACAGGTTGATGCGCCGCTGCGACGTAACGTTGCGCGACTTGCCGAGCGTGCCCGTGCCCCACAGGGGCACGATCGACTTCGTCATGCCACCGCGGCGAGCGTCGGGCCCTGTTCGCCGAACAGCGGCCCGCGCGCCTTGTCCGCCGCCGCGCGCATCGCGCCGGTCGGCGTCAGCAACTTCGCGACGATGTCGCCCTGCCGGAATTGCAGCACCGTCACGCCGTTGATCTTGATCGGCTCGCCGCCGCTCTGGTACTTGCCGAACAGGAAGAAGTCGCCCGCCTTCACGAATCGGCGTTTCTCGTTGCCGCGCTCGTCGGCCTCGCCCGGGCCGATCGCGAAGCAGCACGCGATGCGCACCTTCTGCGCGTCGTCCACGTCCGGCAGCACGATCCCGCCCGCCGTGACCTCCTCCCGTACCTCCACCGCCCACACGAGGCCGGGCGCCAATTCCAACCCGTTCAACGTGAGCCGATCCGTCCCCGCACTCATGTAGTTCGCAACGCCTGCTGGCATGTCAGTGATCCCCGTTGATGTCGTACCGCGTTTGTCGTTGCCCCGGGAGTTCCGTCTTCATCTCCCGCGGCTCCGTGTTCGAACGCTTCACCTTGGCCACCAGCCGCAGCGCGCTCGCCTCGATCCTCGGGTTGATCTCCTTCCCGAAGTCGGTGCACACGCGCACGGCGAGGTTGTCGACGATGAGCGCCTGATACCCCGGCGGGAGCGTCAGCGACGTGTCCAGCGTGATCACGCCGCCTCCGAGATACCCCCACACCGAGAACCGGGCCGTGAAGGCTGCATACGGCACCGGCCAGAACGTGAAAGCCATGTGCGGCTCGGTCAGGTTGACCCAGCAGCGCGACGGGATGCCCGGCGTGGCCTTCAACGTCAGGTCCTGGTACACCTTCTCGCCGATGATCTCGACCGGCCAGTCGATCGTCTGCGCCGCCACGCCCGGGTATCGCACGTTGATCGCCAGCGGCTTAGCCGCCGGCCGCTGCCCGCTCGCAAGCTGCGACGACGAGTACGCCGCGACGTTCGGCGTCATCACCAGCGTGTCGACGTACGTCCCGTAGATCATCAGCCGCTCGAGTGACCACTCGTCGAGCATCTGGTTGAGCGACGCGAGCGCGACCGTGAGGTCGTCGGCAGTGAGCGCCTCGCCTTGGACGAGCACGCCCGCGCGCGAGAGCGCCGCCGAGACCAGATCGCGCCCGGTCACTGCCACGACTTACTCCTTGCCCTTCTTCTCGACCTTGGCCTTGGCCTTGATCTCGGCGAGCTTCTGCTCTTCGATCTGTTCCAGCGACGGTTCCGTGATGACGCCCGCGTCGGCCGGCGACTTCACCCAGCCCGCGGCGAGCGCGTCGGCAACCTCCTCTTCCGTGTGGAACACCTTGCCCACACGCGGCCATCCCTCGTAATCCGGGTGATACATCATGCGCGGGAGCTCCTGGTGCACATACACCGGCTCCTCCATCATCTCGCCCGTCTCGGGGTCCTTGGGCCCCACGTACACGTGCTTCACCTTTGCCACTGCCATGGTCATTCCCTTTCCCCGCTGCCGGGAAAAATGGGGCGAGCGCGAAGCCCGCCCCGAAGGTCACTCACGGAGGAACGCTTACGCCGCGATCTGCTGGACGGCGAGCTCGGGGTACGGCGATGCCCAGCCGTACAGCACGTCGACGCGCGCCGGCACCGTGTCCGTGGAAATCGCGTACTGACGCACGACGCGCAGGGAAATGCCCTTCCACTGACGCCGCGCACCCCACGCGCCGAGCTCCGACACGTCGACCAGGTCGACGCAGCCCAGCGTGAACGCCGACTTGTGCCACGCGATGTTCCGCGCGTACTGCGTCGACGCCGTACCCACGAACGTGAGCGCGTTGCCGTTGGTCGGCGCTGCCACCACGTTCTGGAACGGACCCGCCGTGATGATCGCCGGCGAAATGTTCAGCGTAAGGTTGCCCGCCCCGTCTGACGACTGATTACCCAGCACGACGAACTGCATGAGCTGGCCCGTCGACTGCCGCGTCACCGGATTGACCGCCGTCAGGCCCGCGACCGTGAACACGTCGCCCGCCGCCACCCGCTGCGCGGCCGAAGCCGTCCAGCCGTTGGTGATGAGCGTGCCCGT